AATAATAACTACCAAGACCACCGAGAGCACCTGTAATAGTATCTTGATTGCCTGTTAAAAAATCCATTATCTCATTCGCCATTAGAATGTACCTCCAGTAATAGTGCCAGCCGTTAGCGTACCTGACACATTGACGGTGACGGCTGTCATTGTTCCTGTAAAGGTAGGATCAGCTTTATTAGATTTAGAATTGACAGCAGTAGCAATGTTGTCAAACTCAGTGTTGATTTCAGTACCCTTAACAATCTTAGCGGGATCGCCAGAACTGAGGGAGTCCTTAGTTGCAAAGTTAGTTGTCTTAGTATAATTAGACATTAGATAAGTCTCCCTAGTAGAGCGTGTATGTCGATCTTTTGAATTGAGAAAGCAGAGTTGTTAATCTGAGCTTCGATACCTACTGTTACAACAGAGCCGTTACCACTAGCGTTTACTTTTGGTGTGTTAATAACAACAGCAGCAGAATACTCAGCAGTTGTGTTATACTCGCTAATGCCATACTCAGCTAAATTAGTAGAACCAAAAATAAAAGGTTGCTTTGTATAATCAGATGTGTAATCATAGCCCCAGTTGAGCGTTGTAGGCGTAGACTGTCCACCAATAATGGTTAAGTTAAACTTCTTCAAAAACTTCAAGTTAGCTGGGCTTTGGAAGTCAAGTGGGTTACTGAAATAACGTAGCTGATACTGTTCTGTATCGTCTAAGTAACCACTATATTCTACAATGCCGTCAGACACTCCCATGTGAATAGTACCATCGTCACAACGAACAAAGACGTTAATACCCATCCCAGACCATGTTGTAACCCTATGTGAATCATTCTCCAGCGGGACACGCATGTCAAAACAATATATTATACCACTATCTGGAAAAGAAAGCAAGTAAAAAGCTTCTTCTTGACTGTATAAAGATTTGATAGGATTGTTCTGCTGTTGAATCAAACTAACCAAGTCATTACGAACATTCTTGCTGATGTCTCTCATTGGCAAAGACTTCTCTTGAATAGTCCTTCCCAGCGTACGCACACCTGTGTTAGATAAAAATATAAGGTCTGTCCCAGTGTGCTGTACAGAATCACGAGAAACACAACCAACGCCTGCTACGGTGTCTGCAAGCGTCATAGTGCTTGGAGACTTAGCACCGCTATAGGTAAGTATAGACTTCTTACCAAAGATGATTAGAAAGCCATTGTGAGCCGCTAGTGCCACTATCTCGTCAAAGCCTTCTGGCCATACGTTAGTTAAGTCTAAGCTGCCTGAAGAGCCTCCTGTCCAATGTGCACCGTCTAGTAAATCACTCCAGTAAACAGTGTGCTTGTTACCTACTACATCAGCTACCCACAAGCGTCCAAAAGCGGCTAGAGCTTCGTTGCCTTGCGGCATAGTGCCTGTGCTATGCGAGTGTGTGCTTATACGCTCTAGTGTAAACGGAGCAGCTTCATTAGTGCCTATCAACGGCTCGTGTCCACTCTGTACCATATATACATGGTTAGCTAGTGTGACGCACTTCCAATTGTTTGCTGTTGCTATATAACCTGCTGGCGTGTAATCAACCAACGTAGTATCACCAACAAATACTTTTAAATTACCTGCTGATAGCAACCTTCTATCGCCACTATAGTCAATAAACTGATGCAGCGTCTCTATTCCTCTGCTGCTGCCCAGCAAAGAAGCTCCGTTGGTTGTTGAGTACTGATAGCCCTTCCTAGCTCCGATACGTCCTAGCTGATCAATAACACAGTTGTCAGCTACAGCGGCAAACGAAGGGTCTAAGCCAATAGGAGAGTCTTGGGTGTTTAAACCAAAAAATCCTGGGGCTGAGATTGTAATGTTCTGTAGTTGTTGAGCCATTATACAGTCGTCCAGATAGTCTCTTCAGGATGTCTAGCAGCGTCTAGTGCAATAGCGTCTGACAAGGTACGATCAGCTAAAGCAAACAACTCTGCTGCGCTTGTTCCACCAGTCTCACCACGTTCTCTAGCGCCTAACGCTGTTGCTATCTGAATCACTGGTGACGAAGGTATTGACATTGTGTCAGTGTTTTCTGTCATGTCTGCTGTACGCAGCACCACGTTAAAGCGTAGCTGATAAGCACCGTCAGGGGCTGGGTAGAGGTCTACACCGCTATCGCCATTACTATCAATACCGTTCCAGCTGTAGTACTTAGGAGCTGCGTAGGGTATGTTAGCTTGGACGAGGAAGGCATTGTTCATCCACGTTGATGGACGATACTCCATAAACCAGTTAGAAGAGTCGTTAATAACGTCTAACACCTTAATACGATCTTGTGAGTCAACTAGCGTGTAGTTATAAACATTAGCTACTGTAGACACTGTTAGCGTTGTACGCAGTGCTGTCCAGTCCCAAGCATCTTCTACGGTTCGTTTAGCATCGTTGACAAACTCCCCAATAAGTTTTGAATAGTTGTTTTGATTAACAGAGTCTACTTCGTTCTCACGGAGTCTGCGTAGAACACTATTTACTAACTGTAGATATGTCATTATGAGTAGAACCTCTTTGTTGTGTCTTGATTTGTCAACATACCTTGAGAATAAGGATTGTTTATTGATGGCTGTTGTAGTTGAACATAGGGTGCTATTTCTTGGTTGCTTCCTATCTTGACATTAGATTTAAACAAATCAGCAAATAACAAGTCTGTTGTGCGTGTAGGAGATAGCATACCGTCTACGCCTGCAATACCTGTACCTGTGCCTGTGTCTTCTCCTTCACCAGTTCCTTCACCAGTGCCTTCACCAGTTCCTGTGCCTCCACCAGTCCCTTCACCAGTGCCAGTGCCTGTACCAGTTCCTGCGCCTGCTCCTGCGCCTGTACCATCACCTGTTCCAGTTCCTCCCGTCTCGCTTGTACCTGTGTCCAGAGAAGAACCACCTGTGCCGTCAACACCGCCGCCACCTGTAGCGCCTGTGTCTCCTTCGGCAGTCCCTGTACCTGCAGTTCCTTCACCCGTTCCAGTGCCTGTGCCTGTCCCACCCCCAACAACTGTTTCTTGGTAGTTTTTAAGTTCATCAGCAGACACAAGACCATCAGCGTTTAAGTCAGCGGTTTCAAAGGCTTTGTCTCCAGCTTCTCCACCAAACTCTTCATAGAATCTTAATAAATCCCAATTTAAAGGAGAGGGTTCTTCGGTTGGTTCGCCACTAGCGTCTAACGGGGGACTCGGTTGTGTATCAACAGGTCGTTCAACAGGAGTGCCATAAACAACTTCATAAGGAGTACCTGCGCGTAGCTCTTCAACAAACTTACCGCCCGCTTTAATGTATTCTTCTATAGGAAGCTCATTAGCCAACACAGCTTCATAGATTTGTTTTAGAAGAGTATCGCCGCCTTCGGCTTCACCGCCGCCTTGATCTCCACCAGCATTGCCAGCGTCTCCACCAGCATCAGCACCCCCACCGCCAGCACCACCGCCAGCGTCTGCAGGAGGTTCGTACACAATAGGCTCTTGGTCATAGATAGGCGTTACATCTGGCTGTTCACTAGGAGGCATATCAGGAGTTGTGCCAGTAACTATTGTTTCATCACCTGACGCAGGATCAGTAATAGTTGTGGTTCCTTCTTGAGCTAATCTAGCTTCTTCAGCCAGTCGATCAGCTTCAGCTTGTTCAGCAACTATCTTGTCTTGCTCTGCTTTATTTGCAATTTCTTGTTGACGATCAGCTTCAGCCTGTGCTTCTCTCGCTAGTCTTTCTTGTTCTAGTGCTGTTGCTGCGTCCTTCTCTGCTTTAGCTGCGTCAGCGGCTGCTTTAGCGTCTGCTGCTGCTTTGTCTGCTGCTGCCTGCGCTGCTGCTCTATCTGCCTCTGCTTTCTCTGCTGCCGCCTTGTTAGCCGCTGCTTGCTCTGCCGCTGCTTTAGCTGCTTCTTGTTCTATTCGTTGTGTTTCAGCTTCTTGTTCTGCTTTAGCTTGAGCTTCTGCAGCAGCCTTGGCTTCAGCGTCTGCTTTAGCTTGTGCGTCTGCAGCAGCTTTAGCATCTGCAGCAGCTTTTGCTTGAGCTGCTTTAGCCGCTTCAAGTGTAGCAAGATCAGCCGCTTCTTGTTCTAACTTATCTGCTTTAGCTTTAGCATCTGCAGCGGCTTTAGCTTCTGCAGCAGCTTTCTCTTGTGCAGCTTGAGCATCTGCTGCAGCTTTGTCACGAGCTGCTTGAGCTTCTGCGGCTGCTTTAGCATCTGCAGCAGCCTTAGCATCAGCAGCGGCTTTTGCGTCAGCAGCAGCTTTAGCGTCTGCAGCAGCCTTAGCATCTGCTGCGGCTTTAGCGTCTGCAGCGGCTTTAGCTTGCGCTTCTGCGGCTGCTTTAGCTTCTGCGTCTGCCTTAGCTTTTGCATCTGCAGCGGCTTTAGCATCTGCTGCAGCTTTCTCTTGTGCAGCTTTAGCGGCTGCAGCGGCTTTAGCATTTGCCGCAGCTTTAGCGTCTGCATCAGCTTTAGCTTTAGCGTCTGCTGCGGCTTTAGCATCTGCGGCGGCTTTTGCTTGAGCGTCGGCGGCTGCTTTGGCTTCAGCGGCTGCTTTAGTCTGTGCTTCAACAGCAGCTTTAGCGTCTGCTTCAACTTTAGCAGCAGCTTTAGCTTTGCTATCTTTTACTTCTTTCATTGCGTTAAGAACCGCAGTAGCAGTTTTAACAGCATCGACACCAGACACGCCTGTAACTGCGTCTATTATCTTTTTAGCCTCTGACACTTCAGAGGCGCTTTCTAACAGAGACAACGGCTCTTTCAAACTACCAATAGCTTCTAATTGATCTAAGAGACTAACAGCACCGCTAGAAGCACTAAGAGCATCACCAGAAGCAACAAAGTCGTCCATATTGCGCGGAGCTGTTGGAGCGTTTGCAGTACCTGCAGTAGCTGCTTTTGCTGCTGGTGAGGTAAGTATATCGTAAGTACCTACAGCTAATTGTACAAGCTCTAGTGGACTAACACTTTCCCCTGCAGCAATCTTTGCTACTGTTGTCATAAGAGCAATAGGAAGAAAAACGGGAATCATGCCCATTACTTTTAAAAAGTTATCGTCTAATACAGACGTAGGCTTTACATAGACAGTACTATAAGTGCCAACTGGACCCATAGCGGCATACTCACCTTCTCCTTTATATTCTTTCCCCATTGTTTTAGAAAGAACATCCTCACCTAAACCAGTAGTTAAATAATAAGTTTGCCCGTTAATTTCTTTAGACAGTGGTACATTATTTTTAGTAATGTAGTCTGTAACAATATCAGTGCCAGCAGCTTTTCCTACAACATCTTTTCCTGCTGTAAAACCAGCTCTTACAAACTCACTAGGATCATAGTTAGTTAAACTGTATTCTTTATTTGTTTCGTCCATCTGTGACTGGACACCAGAAAAGAAATTAAGATAATTATTTAAAGCTTCTTCAGCACTTGTTAATTGCTGTGCTTCTCCGTATGACTGACGCTCTACGCCTTTATACGGTTCAACAGTTGGTGCTGCAGCAGCAGCTCGTCTAGCGTCCACAACTGCTTGATCTTCTGGGGACAGTTGCGAGTAAGGCAGCGCACCGCCATATTGATTAGTAGCTATTACCTTGTTTATGTCTACAGCAGGAGTATTAGTTGTCTTTACTTGCAGAGGAATATCTACAATAGGATCGTCAAAAACACTAGCAAAAGGATTTTCGTCTAAAGAGCTGACTAACAAGTTTGTTAAATCTTCAGGAGGTGCAGCCGTTGGCGCAGGTGCAGGTACAGGCGTTGGTCTTGGACGTGACGGAGCGCCGTCTTCTTTGTTTCTAGGAGCTGCCATAAGTTACTTCCTCATTTCCATAATCTTACTAGCGCCTCTAATACCAAAGCTAGAACTGATAGCTATGAATAATAAATATTGATACCACTCTGGCAACTTCTCTAATGCTACAAACCCTTCAGCAACTCTGTGTATTACAGTTACGTCATTGGCAGCAATAGCATAACCAACCATAAACACTGGTATAGCTAACACAAGAGTCCAGAACTCATCTTTCCAGCTATCACCAGACGCTTCAGCCATCTTGGTTTCCCAATCAGCATCGTTCTGTATAACTGACATTGTAGCTTCGTGTTTTGCTTTAGCTTGATCAGCTTTGTTAGACAAGTAACCTTTAGCTATATCAGCAACTGGGCCAAGCAGAGCGGTGAAGATAGACATTATTTTTTACCTACAAGATTCTGAATGGTGTCTGATTCATATATCCTTATGCCTAGCCAGATAATAGTGAACAAAGAAGCCATAGGCGGTAGCCAAGCAGCTAAGGTCATAACGGCTGTAGACGCTGCTGCAATGTCTACTACTTCTTTACCTGATTCTATGGCCATATTACATCTTCCCTAAAATAAGTGTTGTTAGTTGATACAGCACACCTGACATTATAACTACCGCTGCCATGCCTGCTACGTTCCAAATGAATGCTTTACGCTTACGTGCTTGTGCGTACAGAGTCTTCTCTCGCTGCTCTCGTATCTTCCTACGCATACCCAATAACTCTTTGTAAGCGTCAGGGCCGTAGGTGTACATCAGCAGCTCTCGTAACTCTTTCTCTTGTTGCTTTATTCGCTTATCGTGCGCGTACATCTCTAGCGCTTCTTGCTCGACTGACTTAGACGCTACCAGCCTGCGAAAGATAGGTGGATTCTCTGCTTGTCTCTTAGCTTCGTTAAAGTCGCTAACAGCGCCATACCACTTACCCACTTGGCCTAGAGTATCTTCAATCTCCCTACCCATTGAGACCATTTTCTGTACAGTCTTGAAAGCACTTGTAGCCATTGCAACAGCAGTTATAGGATCAATCATAAATAACTACCTCTGCTGGGTCTACATACACTGGCTTGCAATAAGCGTGTACAGGTGTGTGATAGCGTCTTATAGTTCCCTGTATTGTTAACTCTTCAGCGAACCATCTACATCTTGTTATGTCGTGCCAGTAGCTAGTGGCCTCTGCGTCAACAGTACCGTCGATCAGGACTATCAACGCAAAGACCAGCTTCATGCTACCAAGGTGTACCAGCTACTGAAGTAGGTGCAGCCATCTCAGCAAGCTGTGCGTCAAGACCAGCTTCCAGAGCTTCTACGTCCATAGACTCTTGCACCCAGCCAATGACAGCTTCTTCAGTGAGAGCGTCAAAGGCTACAAAGTCTACTTTCTCTACGTCAGGTGTAAAGCCACAAGTGCCATAAGAGCTTGCTGTGTGGTCGCCTACGGTCTTGCTGCAACGCCAATGGGCTACAGTTACGCCGTTGTCTGCTGAGTTACGTTCTAGTTGTGCGATTGTAAAGTTCATTCTGAAGCCTCCAGTGATGCGTTGTATGCAGCAATTACTGCGTCTGTGTGTACAGCAGCACAGATAGCCTGCACCTCTGCTGATTCGTTGCTGTAGTCCTGTCCTGCAACTACAACGTGCCTGTGATAGCCAGAACTTAGTTCTACGCCGTCCTCCATTATCTTGGTGCAGGTTCTAATCTGTACTGCTTTGTAGTCACCTACGATTTCAATCTTGTCTTCTGTTACTACTTTTTCTAAAGCCATTGTATTGCTCCTGTCTGTGCCTAGAATCCACTAGGCGTATAGTTGTTATTAATCTACGATATATGTAATACTAAAAAATAGTCTTTGACTTGTTCCTGCCGCCCAAGATTCACCATTAGTTGAGCCACCTTGATGCAAGTAGCAGATGATTGTGTTGTCTTCTATATAACCTGAGACCCCTGTAGTTGGGTTTGCTGTTGCACTGTTATAATTAATTGAAGCCACACCTCTTGAACCCTTCGCCTGAAATGGCAGACCCTGTATAGATGCCGTTCCCGACCCTGCCGCTGTAATATCGCCAAAAAATGCCATTGAAGCCATTACTACTGATCCCACTTTGACGTATTCAGCAGGGCCAGTAGTTGAGAAACTTACAGAAGGATTTACTCCTGTTCCTCCAAATGATGGAGTCCAAGTCCCCTCCTCATAATCTTCCAGCTTATTAGCAGCGCCTGTACCGCCTAAGTAGACACCGCCTGATAGGTAGAGGTCTTTGAAGCGTCCGCCTGAGTAACCCAAATTCACATAATTATCTGAAACGCTACCAGCATTTGTTACAGGGAAAAAAGAGCCATCAGTAATGCGTAAACCTCTAGTAGAGCCTGCAACGTCAAGACTTCCTGAGAAACTACCAATACTACCTACGTCTACGCCATCTTTGCG